TTGGTATGCACGTTGCTGGCTCAGCTAAAAATGGTACTGGATTTTCTGTTCCAATAACGTACGAACAGTTGATGGAGGCTTTGGATAATATGGGAATTGAGTGTCAATTTTCGGTTAATGTTGATGAATTGATAGTTCAGCGACCAATTATTCCTCAAGGGGAATTTGTACCGTTGGGTCGAGCACCAATTCCAATAGGGCAAGCAACAAAGTCTGTTTTAATACCTTCTTTGCTATCGGGACATTTAAAACCGGTCATAAAACATCCAGCTTATCTTAAACCCTCTATGAAAGATGGAGAATTGATTGATCCTTTGATGAATGGCTTAAAGAAATGTGGTGTTCCAATTTCTTTATTGGAGGAAGATGTTGTTTCGGAGATTTCATCAGTTTTGTTTGCTCAACTTTGTGAAAGTCATACTGATTATCAACCAGTCACGTTTTTGAGTTATAAAGACGCAATATGTGGAACGGATGATCCTTTTATTCGTTCTATTAATCGCACATCTTCAGCGGGTTATCCATATTCTGTGGAAAAAAGAAAATTGCCAGGAAAACAAGATTTCTTAGGAAGTGGTGAAGATTTTGATTGTGAACCTCCATTTGTGAGTATACATGGAGAGAGGCTATACAATGATGTCCAAAATTTATTAGAATTTTATAAAAATAGTGAATTAAAAGGAGTTTTTTGTGTAGATACACTAAAAGATGAATTGCGTACCAAAGAAACAACGCGTGTTTTTTCCGCTTGTCCCCAGCATTATGTTATTGCTTTTCGAATGTATTTTTTGGGATTTAATGCTTGGTTGATGCATAATCGGCATCATAATGGTATAGCTGTTGGTGTTAATCCATTTGATGTTGAGTGGGATTTATTATCAACTTTGCTTAAAAGTAAAGGTCCACATATTGTTGCTGGTGATTTTTCGAATTTTGATGGCTCACTGAATTCTCAAATTTTATGGGCCATTTTCCATCAAATTTATATTCCTTGGATAAAACAGTATCGGAAAATTTCGGATGATGAATATAAAATATGTTTTGGTCTTTGGTCTCATTTGGCTCATTCTATACATATTTTCCAAAATAATGTGTATCAATGGACTCATTCTCAACCTTCTGGTAACCCTATGACAGCTATTTTAAATTCTATTTATAATAATTTTATTATTCGATATTCTTGGAATATAATATTTTCTTTTACTCCTCTAGTTGGTCAAGATAAATTTTCAAAATATGTTTATATGGTGGCTTACGG